CCTGAAGCACTTGAAGAAGCAATGGGAGACAATGGACGAGTCCCGTTTGCAGAATGTATGGAGATACTTTATAAGTTTTGCTGGAACCGTCGTGCTGTTTGGAGTAACGGTGCGTCATTTGATTGCGTAGTAATGGAACATGCTTGGAGACAAACATCAGACAAGCCTAATCCTATTCCCTGGCCTTTCTGGACAGTTAGAGATACACGAACATTGTATGAGATTACGGGAGTTAGTCTTAAAGATGGCGGACATACTACAAGTCACAAGGCAGTAGAAGATGCCGAAAGACAAGCAATAGTAGTTCAGAAAGCGTATACTAAACTTATTAAAGCAGAACTGGTAGCACCCCCAAAATGAGAATAGATGCAGATATTGACATTGACTTTGGTGATAGAGATAAGTTATTGCAACTTATTAAACACACACCGGCGGCAATGCGTAATGTTAATCCGAATCGTAAACACGCTACTGGTGTCTATGTTACTGATATACCATATGATCCTATCAATGATATGGCAAGCATTGATTATACTGAAGCAGATAAGCGAGGATACTTTAAACTTGATTTGCTAAACGTACATGTTTATAGTCAAGTACGTGACGAAATACACTTAATTGAATTGATGGGAGATCCAGATTGGTCTCGCCTTAAAGATAAGAACTTTATAGAGAAATTGATTCACTTGAATAATCAATACTACAATCTACAAAAAATGCCAGAATCGGTAGATAGTATTCCGAGATTAGCTATGTTTTTAGCTGTTATTCGCCCCGGTAAGAAGCATTTGATAGGGCAACAATGGAGTGAAATTGCAAAAACTGTATGGGATAAAGGTACAGATGGTTATACCTTCAAAAAAGCACATGCTATTGCATACGCTCAATTAGTAGTTGTACACATGAATTTATTAAATAATTCTTTTAACTAATGTGATACTGCGGCGTTTTGACCTACGTTTGTTTAAGTCGCTAATACTGCACGTTGGTCCATGTAATATCGTTAAACTCTTGTTGTTAAACGTCCTTATATAAGGTTTAAATATAGACCATTCATCCTTTAAGAATAAGTTGATGGGTATCAACCTATTGCTTTCCCACCACCAAACATCACCTAATTCTAAGAATTTCTCCCGGACTATTGCATCTACAATAGAGCCATAATCATATATAGTGGTGACAATATCATCTCTGTTCTGAACTATACCCACGTAATCTTGATTAGCATAGGAACATATAGTAATGAATGGATGATTTTCGCTTAGTTTCTTGAAGAATTCGTTTTGAATCATTGTTGTTTTGTTTACCGAAATATTTATCATAGGACGAAATGGTATTTTATTTTGATAAATATGATTATGTATTCAACTCAAGTTTTCGTCTATACACAGCGACAGATCGTTGTACTTTTAACAGGATTTTCCCCTAGGAGCTATATGCCTCAGTATGCCAAACCCTTAACTCTACACAAGGGTGTAGATAACCAAATTCAATTTCAGTTCTTAAATCAAGAACAAAAACCTGTTGATATCACAGGTAAATCCATTACATGTAGAATTATTAATGCACAGGGGTCAGCAACACTGGTGCAAAAAGCACTAACGTTACAACTACCTGCTACGGGTATTGCTAGTCTATATTTGAATGCGGCTGATATTGAAAATATCGAGACACAAAAGGCTTACTATTCATTAGAAATTCCTACAGGAGAATTTGATTTTCCTGTATTTGTCGACCAGAATGCAGGTGCAAGGGGCGATATGAACATTGTTAATAGTGTTCTTCCTAGCTTTATTCCTAGTTATCCAGTAACCATCCCAACCGGACAACCTTTCCCCAACCTAGATCCTAATGCTAACTCTAGTAGCAATTCACAAACTTATTATACTAGTGTGATTTCATCTGATGACAACCCCATTATGACCTTCCAAGCAACCTACACAGACTATTACGGGAATGTTTTAGTAGAAGGCTCTACTATACCCGATGGTGATTGGTACCCAATCTTAGCAGATACCGGGTATAGCAATGTTAATGTTACTAAAGGTTACGTAATTAATGGGTATCATCCTTATGTCCGTGTGCAATTTGAAAGCAATGTCGGTGCAGTAACTAACGTATTGGTAAGATGATCTATTGATTATCTTTATCAAGTATGTTATACTAACTAGATGTTTGATATTCTATCAATAATTCCCGGTAAGAAAAAACTCACTCAAGGTGGTTGGCAAAGCTTTAATGCTGTGTGCTGCCATCATCGTGGGCACAAGACCGACACTCGCAGTCGAGGTGGTGTAATCTTTGACGGGCAAACTAATTGGTCATATCATTGTTTTAATTGTGGGTTCAAGTGTGGGTTTACATTAGGTAAGCGTTTATCAAAGAATACACGACAGTTACTAATATGGTCTGGAGTTGATGATACACAAATTAGCAAGTGGAGTTTAGAAAGTTTACAACAAAAAGATATACTAGACTTTACACAGCCTAAGAAGAAAGTTAAGATTAAGTTTAATGAGCACAAGTTACCCGAAGATGCAGAACTACTTGATAAAAATAATATATTACACAAAGTATATGTAGACTATCTAGAAGCAAGGGGTATAAGTAGTAGTGAATATCCTTTCATGGTCACTCCCAACGAATCAAGTCGCATGGGAAATCGCATCATCATCCCCTATACATACAAAAACAAGATTGTTGGTCACACAAGTAGGTTCTTAGACAATAAGATTCCGAAATATATCAACGAACAACAACCTGGTTATGTATTCGGTTATGATTTTCAACAACCTCAACAAAGTGTAACAATACTAGTCGAAGGCATCTTTGATGCATTGAGTCTAGGTGCTTGTGCATTAACTCATAATACGATTAATGATGACCAAGCAGAACTACTATCACAACTTAACAGACAAATCATTTTCGTTCCCGACCGTGATAAAACAGGATTCGATTCCTGTGAGAGAGCTATTCAATTAGGCTATAGCGTCAGCATCCCCAATTGGGAAAGTGACGTAAAAGATGTTAATGATGCCGTTGTCAAATATGGCAGACTACCTACACTACTCAGTATATTACAGTCTGCTACAATGAGCAAAATTAAAATAGAAATACAAAGGAAAAAAATTGCGAAACAAAACGGATTCTAAGAAGCAGATTGATTATACACCAGAAGTACAAAAACTATTTTTAAGAATGATGATGACTAACGCTGAGTTATATACTCGGGTTATGAACATTATGAATTCAGAAAACTTTGACAAAAGTTTGCGACCAGTCGCAGATATGTTCAAAGAACACACAGACAAATATAAAGTATTACCTGATGTAAATCAGATTAAAGCAGTGACAGGGGTAGAGATTGAACCTATTCCTGAAATGAGCGAAGGACACAATGAATGGTTCTTTGATGCATTTGAATCATTTACTAAACGACAAGAACTAGAACGAGCTATTCTTAAAGCGGCAGACTTGCTTGAGAAAGGTGACTTTAGTCCTGTAGAAAAACTAATCAAAGATGCAGTGCAGATTAGCTTACAACGAGACATGGGTACAGATTACTTCTTTGACCCTAAGGGTCGTATTAACAAATACTTCAATGCAGGTGGACAAGTAAGTACAGGCTGGCCACAGATGGATCGTATCTTGTATGGCGGTATGAGCCGAGGTGAACTCAACATTTTTGCAGGTGGTTCTGGTTCAGGTAAGTCACTTGTTATGATGAACATTGCATTGAACTGGTTACAAGCAGGTATGAGCGGAGTCTATATCACACTAGAACTTTCAGAAGAACTAACATCATTGCGTACTGATGCTATGTTAACACAGATGGGTACAAAGTCAATTCGTAAAGATATTGACACAACCGATCTTAAAGTTAAGATGGTAGGTAAGAAGTCTGGTAAGTATCGTGTTAAAGGATTGCCTGCACAAAGTAATGTGAATGATATTCGTGCTTACTTGAAAGAGGTACAGATTCAAACAGGTATCAAGATTGACTTTGTTATGGTTGACTACTTAGACTTGGTTATGCCTGTATCTGTTAAAGTTAATCCTAACGACCAGTTCATCAAAGACAAGTATGTCGCAGAAGAATTGCGTAACTTAGCTAAAGAAATGGGAATCTTATTAGTTACAGCTAGTCAGTTAAATCGTAGTGCGGTTGATGAGATTGAGTTTGACCATAGTCACATTGCTGGTGGTATCAGTAAGATTAATACTGCTGATAACGTGTTTGGTATCTTTACAAGTCGTAGTATGCGTGAACGTGGAAAGTATCAGATTCAATGTATGAAGTCACGTAGTTCGACTGGTGTAGGTATGAAGATTGACTTGGATTATGACATTGAAACAATGCGTATTAGTGATAGCGATCCTGACGGATATGCGGATCAGCAAGCAAAGTACAGGCCTGCTCCTAGCCCGACTGATATTATGAGTAAATTAAAGCCACAATCAACATTATCATCGTCAGAACCTATTATTGACCAAACGACAGGTGAGATTATAGAACCGGAAAACAAGCGTATTATAGCAGATGTTCAGAGTAGTAAACTGAAGTCTTTGCTTAATTCATTAAAGAAATAATTATTGCTGTTAGAATAAATACTATTAGGATAATTATATGCAAAAACAAACTCGCAGCCTGCTACAGGAATTAGAGGCTATCGGTAATAACCGTGATACAAATCATATCATTGAAAGCCGTGGCCACAACATTATCACTAGTGCAATTAATCTGCTAGAAATGATTAATCATCACTACACACCTGAACAGGCAGCAGTTTTAGAACGAAAATTGCTACATGCTATCAAAAGCAAGGATCAAACTAAATTTGCCAAATCTTTAAGGAAAAATCGTGAAATTGAATGAATTTAAACAAAGAACAAAGAACCGTAAGTTAAACGAGTCACAACTGTCTGAATTAGACATGAGTGACGTTATAGGTAACTACGGAGCAGCCGGCGTAAAAACGATAGCTGATAAAATCAACCCTTTTAGCAAAGGTTCCGGAAAGATCAGTGTTAAAGATAAAATGGCCAGTGAGATGTTTGTTAAAGACTTCATAGGTCGTGCTAGTGAAGATTTAGCTAGAGGTATAAAAGCTGGTTTAGTAAATCCAAAACCAGCTACAGCTCCTGAACCAGAAAAAGCTGATCCTTATAAGCCGGGTGATAAAGCGACAACGCCAACAACGCCAACAACGCCAACAACGCCAACAACGCCAACAACACCGACAACACCAGCAGGGCCCGATAATAGAATTGATCCTACAATGGATCCGGAAAAAACAACAGCGGCATCAACATCGTCCGGCGCAACAGCACCCGGGCCTGCATCATTGGCAGCGGCAGGAGCAAATGCTCAAAAACAGACTAATCAGAACTTAAATGCTTATGTACAAAATGCATCCAAAACTTTAAATTCTGCTACAAGCCCGCAACAGAAGATGGCTCTAACTAAAGAGTTAGTTAATTTTATGGCTGACCGCAAATCTTATCCTGAATGGAATAATGCAGTAGCAACAGTACAGCAAGTTATTAAGCGTGGTGGATTAGATGCTAATTTTGCTAACTCTGCAATGAATAGAGTTAAAGCCGGTCAGACTATGGCAGAAGCATGGCAAATATATGCTATTAACAAGTTGCTTGAAGCAGTTAGTATATCATGGCGTGATTTAGGTCTAGTAGCATTAAACGAAAGCAAAAATTCTTGGAAAGTAGTTGATGCAAAATATCATAAACTAAACAATATATTTGAAAGCATTTTGGAAGCAGACGGTGAGTACCCTGACACTATCAGTTCTTATCTACAAAAAATGTTCAAAAAATATACAAAGGGTATTACAGTAGATCCTGCTACAATTAATCGTGTGAAACAAATTGCCGACCAAGCAGAAGCAAACTATAATAGTATGAATCCAATGAAGCGTGGAGCGAGACAAGAACTTGCCCAACTAGGTAATATGGCATATGCTCTATCATATAGAGATAGTGAAGGTTATAAGCACGATAAATTTAGTGCGACTGATGCACAATCTACACCTCAGGCAGGTGCCGGTGATACTGGTGGCTTAGATGCGTTGAGAGGTAGAACAAGCGCAGATGCAGGTGCTACATCATCTACAGCACCATCTACTGCTAGTGCAGAAGAAATAGCACCTGCTACTACTCAAATGATTAATCTTATCAATAAGATGACAACAGCAGAGTCAGGTGACGATCTTACAAAGATTGTAAAACTATCATTGCAAAAATTGTATAAAGCAGACAAAGCCGCATACAGTGCATTAATGAAAGAATTGCGCGGTAATGTTTCTGCTCCTAAGCAAGAAAAACCTGCAAGCACATCATTTGTTCCTCCATCAGCACCAGCGCCAGCACCTGCTCCAGCTACTAAGCCTGCAGTAACTGCTGAAAGTAAAATTAAAACTTATAAAAAGTGGGGACAAAAGTGAACTTAACTGAATCTTTAGCTTTATTATCAAGCAAAATAGATCAGTTGTCTACTGTGGTTGCAGAGGCAAAAGGTCACTTAGACCATCCTGAAGATTTGATATTTTTAGATGGTACTCAAGGTGCAAATCGTGCAGTCCAAGCTTCAGTTGATACAGTTAAAAACCCCGCAACAGTTACAATCAAGTGGGATGGATATCCTGCATTAATTTTTGGTCGTGGTGATAACGGTAAATTTAGTATTATGGACAAACATATGTTCAATAAGAAAGACTTATCAGGTAGACAAGTGTTCAGTCCTGAGCAATTTGTTCAGTACGATAGAGACCGCGGTGTTGACCGATCAGGATTACATCAGTTAATCGCAGAAATTTGGCCTGGTCTTGAAAAGTCAGACAGAAGTAAAGGTTACTATTGGGGTGACTTACTATTCAGTCAGCCACTGCAAGACCAAAACGGTATGTACAAGTTCAAAGCAAATCCTAACGGTATCGCATACACAGTTGAAGCTAACAGTGAAGTAGGACAATTATTTAAAGGCAAACAAGCCGCTATTGTTGTACATCAATTCATTCCTCCAAATGCCGCAACCACAGATGAAGCAAGTCCCTTAGATGGTGGCATTGGTAGTTTAAAAAATAATAGCAATGTAGCTATTGTCCCTGCTAAAATGCCTATCACTCCTAAACTAAAGATAAGCAGTAAATTAGTTAACAAAGCACAATCTGATATTAAAAAGTATGGTCCTGCTGTGGATCAGTTATTGAACACTGCACCGCAAGCGTCTACTACATTTAGAGGATTGTTCACAACTTATATCAATAAAAAAATTGTTGCTGGTGATTTGAATAATTTAGTAGATGGCTTTATGGAATACTTCAACAGTCGTCCAATGACTGATGCTATGAGAGCAAAGTTGACTCAGCACCTAGAAGCCAATAAAGCAGGACTAGTAGGAGCATTCACTATCTGGGCTAGTTTGTATCAATTGAAAATGGCTATTGTGGACCAACTCAATAAAGCCGCAGAAGCAAGTCCTGTCAAAGGCTATCTACAAGACGGTACACAGACCCAAGAGGGTTTTGTCAGTAACGGACTCAAATTTGTAGATAGAATGGGCTTTAGTCGCCAAAATCTAGCCGGAAGATAACCTCAAATCCTGGATTTTTTTGCATTAGGCATAAATATTATTATGAATCAGTAGGATTCAAAATATTTAAAGGAATTTTAAAATGGCACAATTTACACGTGTAAACGGCGACTTTCAACCGTTAATGAACTATGATGCAGATGCATACACAAACGCAGGCGTTAATGCTATCACTTCTGGTGCAACTGTACAACCAGCTGGTCCTAAACTAGCTTTTGGTACAGTTACTTTCACTGGTGCGGCTACTCCAACTGGTGCTGATCTTGCAATCGCTTTCCAAACTATAGAGCAATTGTCTACAGTTATGATGTACGAGTTCACTGAAGTTGGTGACAACACAGATACATTAGCACTTGCTATCTATCCAGTTGGCGCATGGGACTTCACAAACGCAGGAAGTCTTGACGTAGCATTGACAGCAGCCTTAGGTTATGCTGTTACAACAGCGGCTACAGCTACATTCACAAACTAATCTAATTAGTTTTGAGAAACAACCCGAGATTTATTCTCGGGTTTTTTACGGCTATTAAATAGCAGTATGAGTTTTAAAATTTCTTGCTACACACTATTTGATATCACCGATACTGGAGTGTTGAACCGTAGTAAACCTGATCCAGAGTTAGAACTGCGTGACTGGTTATTAAAAAGAAATACTCAATGCAATTTTGATACTATCTTGCAAGCTATTTCTCTACGTTCTCAACCTGAAATACTAAAACTTCCTGAATTAATAAAAATTAAATTTAATGAGTTTCAAGACTTTGGATTTCTGTTTGAACAGCAAGATAGTGAAGAATACAATTGCTGGACCTTTGATTTTGAAATACAACATCTTAGTGTATTTGATAACGGCATATCTGAGCTAGGTGCATTATATGATGATTGTGATGGTATACCTATGTTAAAAGTAGGAAACGAGTGGGATAAACTTCCCGAGTTTTTAGATGCGTCAGACGAACTCAAAAATATATATTTTAAGATTACACAATATGATTAATGAAACACGCATAGAAAAGTTTGTAAGTCAGCAACTTTTGCAAAATTTACAAGATATAGTGATATATCAGGAAAACGACGGGAGCTACAAATTATTCAATGCCTACACAATTTCTAAAAATCCACAGAAAGAGTACGTAGTAACCGGGAACACTGCAAATGCTAATACTAAATTTTATGTACTAAAAAACGCAGTAAGCTGGTGCATATTTGATAAACGTAATAAAATGTACGAAGCAAGAAGAATTACAGAATTGGACAATAAGCTGGTATCAATTGATGTAGATATAAACATACATCAGAATTTGTTCAAAAAGTCTAAAGTTACCGATGATAAATTGATGTATTTGGCTAAACTGAATGAAGATAGAATTAAAAAGAAGAATATAATTAGGGAATTGGAAGGCTACGTAACTGAATCAAATAGCTGGCAGAAGCAAAGATTTAACAGAAAACCGTAACAATAAGCCATAAAAGATAAATACTTTATACTAGTCTTGGAATAACACTATGAAACTAAACGATTTTGATAATAAGCCAGTAGCAACTGCTACTAAAGCACTTAAGCAACATTTTGAACTACCCTTCCAGGTAGAAGGAATGTCTATGCCTATAACTCAAACTATGCTACGTAAAGTACGCGGTTTGATGAGTGAAACAAAACAACAACCAAAGTTTTATCAAAGCCAAAATAATGCAAGTTATATGAAATTGGTTTTTATGGAACAAGCGTTGTCACAACATTACAGTGAACTAAGATCACGCCCACAAGCACGTATCGTTGTAGAGAACGAAGAAGTAGAAAAGTCACAAACTATTCTTGCCGCACAAGATATGGTTGACTCTATCCAGAAGATGGTTGAGCAAGTCAGCGATATGATAGTTAAAGAACTACCTGCATTAGTTGATTCAGTTCAATCTGAAATTGGTGTTAACGAGAGTTCATCATTCAGTCAACAAGCTTCAGAAGCATTGACTTCATTGCAAGCCGCATTGACACAAAGTCAGACTACAATGAAGTCTGCTGTCAACGGTATCACTGGTCAAGGTGGTGCTGAAGCGTTTGATACAGATATGGGCGGTGATATGGGCATGGCTGGTGGCGAAGAATTCGCTGACTTGAGTGCGACTGAAGAATTGCCTGATGGCGGTGAAGCAGATATATCTGCTGATATCGAAGAACCTGAAGAGCCAGCAGTTGGACCAGTGGGCCGCGCAAAAAGATAATAACTATGTTATTGTTTGAACTCGATAGTCCAACACCGCTTTTAGTAAAACTAATCGCTGTTGTCAGTCAACTAAAAACTCAGATTGACAACGGTGAAGAAAAAAGCAATTGGACTGTTGATGAATTTCTTTCATATCTAAAAGATAATGAAATCATATTAGACAAAACAGATTTGTATGATATGATAAAAAATCCCCCTCTTAATACAAAGATAGCTAACATTAAAGCAGGAAATGTTATCTTCAAAGGACATGATACTCCACCTGCACCCGAAGAGGATGAGAGTAAAAAGATTGTCAAACAAATGGCTAAAAATACTCTCAAGTAAATGAAAAAACTAATGGTATGTGGGTGTAGCTTCAGTGCACCTAGTCATAAACCAGAATATGCCAATACAGCGTGGGGAGAAGTCTTAGCAAAAAAACTAGGATGGGATGTGCAAATACTAGCACGACAAGGCTGTAGTAACGGTGGCATAAGAATTCAAATAGATGAAGTAATCAGACAAAAGCCTACATTTGCTATTATAGTTCCTACTAACTATGATAGGATTGAAATACCTGTACAAAAAGATAAATTAAATTTCAGTAATAAAAATCTTTGGCAAAAGATACAAGAATTTACTCAACATACCAATGATCCTACTCTAATCGGGTATGATCCAGCAATAGGCTTAGACAATATTAATTACAAAAACAATGACTATAGAATGATAAGCGAGACTATACATAGTTTGGTTACTGATTGTCCTCACTATTATAGAAAAGAATCCATTTCAACTAACACGCAGAATGCAGTCAAAGAATATCTCAACAATTTATACGATCCAAATTGGAAACATCAGACTGACAAATGGATCATACGTGACGGTTTGACCCAATTGAAATATCATAATATTCCGTTCTTAGTTGTACCTGGCACATTATTATGGAGTTCAGTTGAAGAACTAATAAAAGACTTGACTATTGTATTAGATGAAAAATATCTAATAAAAGATTTAACATTGACTCCCTATGGCATTCAAGATATCTATCCGTTTAACGGAAAAGAATCTAACGATTATGAAAAAGACCCCGGCTATCATACTAGTCCTACTGGACAAGAATTTTTAGCTGAGACATATTATCAACTAATTAAGGATCGTTGGGATTTAGTCTAAATACAAGATGATTAATCTAACCGAAAAAGCATCTAGCAAAATTAAACAAACTCTTGCAAAAAGAGGTAGTGGATTGGGAATTCGAATAGGTGTAAAAACAACCGGCTGTTCTGGATTAGCCTATGTACTTGAGTATGTAGACAAAGCCAATGATACTGATATTGCAGTAGATTGTAATGGTTGTGTGTTATATGTCGATCCCAAAAGTTGCCCCTACGTTCAGGGCATGGTTGTAGATTTTGTACGTAATGGCTTAAACGAGGGATTTGAATTTAATAATCCAAATGAACGAGACCGTTGTGGTTGCGGGGAAAGCTTCAGGGTTTAAATGGATTTGGTTACTGTTGTATGTAATAGAGATTACCAACAAATGTTATTACAAGCTGAGAGCATACAAAAATTCTTAGCACCATGCAAACACTGGGTCATAGTAAATGACGAGGTTCCGGATGTTTTATTCTGGCAGAATAATTTATCCAAATATTACACTAAACATGAATTAATAGTAATTCCATATACTGATTTATTTGAAAATACCAACAACTATATAGGACATTATACACAGCAAGTTTGCAAGTTATTAATTGTTAAATTAATCAAGGATGATTACTTAATATTGGATGCAAAAAACTTCTTTGTTAAGCCAACTAATACAAATGAATGGGATAATATTCTAGGGTCCGGTAGGGTAGAATTTTTAGAACTTCCCCCTATTGAAGAATTTAATTATCCACACTTAATTAAATTACCTGATATATGGAAAATGACAGTTGCTATCTACAAAGAAGTATTGCATTTAGAATTACCTAAATTCTTTTTAGGACCATTAACACCTTTTAAAATTCAAGCCGATGTATTATTAAATTATGAAGATTTAGATTTGTTATATGACTTACTAAGCACATGGGAATATGAGAGAGAACTTCATACTAACATTGGTCCTAGTGAGTTTATATTCTATTCATTTTTATGCAAAGAGTTAATACAGATAAACAAGAATGTCACATTAATTGCAATTGAAAATAAGCATCATACATGCTGGAATACTTCTAGTATAGAAAGTAATCCAAACTTTTTAAAAGAATATATAGATGATAATAAAAATATCAAAGTTTTAGGGTTGCATCACAAATTTTTAAAATCTTGTAACACTGAGCAAATTAATAGAATAAATGATTGGTTATGCAAAATGTCATTTACTTTTAAATATTAAGAATTCCAATGGATTTAGTAACAGTTACTTGTAATAGAGATTTAACGGCAATGATATTGCAAGCTGAAAGTATTCAAAAGTTTTTGAATCCATGTACCCATTGGGTAATAGTTAATGAAAATACACCAGACTTAGGCCAATGGCATAAAGCATTGTCACCGTTTTATATAAATCATAAATTAAAATTATTACCTAGATTATATGATGCACCTGAAGATTATTCTGATATAGATGCTAAATGGGGATGGAGGATGCAACAAATTCAAAAGCTGTATGTTGCTACTATATTAGAGGATGACTATTTGATACTAGACAGTCGAAATCTTTTTATTAAAAATACTGATTTAGAAGAATTTAGAGAAATACAAGGGTCTGGTATAATTCAAAGACTTGATGATTCTAAATTTAATAATCCTAGACATCAGGCATATTTAGAAAAATATTGTAGTAAATTAGGTATAGATAAACCTAAATTTGCATTGTGTGAATTTACTCCATTTAAAATTGATTTAGACACTATAAAAAACTTTAAGGATTTATATAATGTGCATGAATATTTGATATCGGAGCCATATATACACACAAATCTAGAATCATCATCTGAATTCATTCTTTATTCAATGTTGATACCAAATATTTCGACCAACTTTAAAGAAGAAATTAAATGGGAAACGATACAAAATTTTCCAGTAAAAGAAGATAATATTTTATATGCTAAAACATTTCTACAAATGACTAAAGCAATCAATAACAAGAATATTAAGGTATTGAAATTTGATCGGTCATTAATAGATAATCTTAAACAATCTGATTTAGACATACTAAATAATATTCTTCAAGAATTAAGATTCTCTTTTAGATTTTACCAAACACATGAAAAAAATAGATGATATACTGTTTATCGTACAAGCACGATTAAACAGTCAACGAGCTCCATACAAAATGCTTAGACCCTTTAAGGGTACTAACTTGTATGAAATATGTTTGGATAAAATCAAACAAACTAAAATACCAAATACAAACTTTTATGCGAGTATATATGAACCCGAATTGATTGAAGTTACCGCTAAAAAGGGTTTACAATACTATCATAGGTCAATTGAAAGTGCAAACAATGATAACAGTTTGGAACTAATTTATGAGTGGCATGACAAGTTTCCCAAATACAAATACTGTGTTTTGATAAATGCATGTAATTTATTTTTAAAGCCTGAAACTATTGATAAATTTATTGATGCGTATTGCAATAGTGAACATGATGGTATGTTTGCTGTTATGCCAAAGAAACAATATTACTGGAATAAAGAGGGTGAGTTAATAACTCCCTGGCCTTCTTCATGTAACATAATGAACACAAAAGAAGTTGAAGTTACATTAGAAGCCGCACACGTTCTTTATGCAGGTAGACTAGATTTAATAAGTCAAGGATATTGGATGGGTAAGCCACCGTACACTAAGAACAATCCTGCGTTATTTGAAATAGACGAATTTGAATGTTTAGATATTGATTACGAATGGCAGTTTGACTTGTACACAAATTATTGGAAAAATAATGATTAATATTATTGCTGAGATAGGAATCAATCACAACGGTGACATAGATGTTGCTTTTGATATGATTACTAAAGCTAAGAACGCCGGTGCTACACATGTGAAGTTTCAAAAAAGAAACCCTGATGTATGTGTTCCTGAGGATCAGAAAAGTAAACCAAAAAGTACGCCATGGGGTCAAATGACTTATTTGGAATATAAACAATTAATGGAATTTACAAAAGAGCAGTACATGCGTATTGATGAACATTGTAAAAAATTAGACATTGAATGGTTTGCTAGTATCTGGGATGTTGATAGCATCAACTTCATAGCTGACAATTTCAATCACACAATTGTAAAGATACCTAGTGCTAAAGCCACTGATATGACATTACTTACACTTTGCAAAGAAAAATTTAAAACAGTTATCGTAAGTACAGGCATGTGTACTTTACAAGAAATTGAAAACATTGTTCAATTATTCAAAGATGATAAAGAAAAACTTGTACTATTACATTGTGTAAGTGCTTATCCAGCTGGTCTAGATCAATTGCATATGGATACACTAGATTACTTAAAGCAGTTTGGTTTTGATATAGGTTACAGTTCGCATGAAACTGAGTTTATACCTGCTGTAGCATCAGTCTATAAAGGTATCAAATGGTTAGAGCGTCACTTTACATCAGATAAAACAATGTGGGGCACAGATCAATCTGCAAGTTCTACACCTGATGAGTTCCAACATATTGTAGAAGGTATCAGATTATTAGAAAAATCATTAGGTAAACGCACTGATGTATTAGAGTGTGAAAAAGACAATCTTAAAAAAATGAGATGAAAATAGCAGTCTGTATTAGTGGGCAGTTACGTAAATTAGAAGAAAATTTAATAGCTACTGCATTCAAAGATTATGATGTAGATTATTACATACATACTTGGGAGCATGAGCTTAACCCCAATTTACACTTAATCAAAGACTATTTCCCCAATGCAGTTGTTGAAGTCGAAAAATATGAAGAAGTATTTGATACATGTTTTGATAATGGTAACACTGATGAAAACAGATACACGTTTGCACAGTTCTATACTATTTTAAAAAGTCTACGTTTGTGTGCGAACAGTGGAAAAAAGTATGACTTCTATATAAGGTCTAGAACAGATGTAATATGGCCTATGCATTTATGGCCGGATAGAGTAGTAAATCAATTAAACTTAGATACTAGAGCAATTATTACTAATAGCAGAATGATAAAAAATATAGATAGTATTGAATTTACTACATGCGAGATCCCTGTTGTCGCTCTTGGTATTGCTGGTTTAGAAAATAATATGTACGCCTTACGTGAATGGTCTTGGTGTATGAATCAAACGGCATTAGATACTATTGTTAAATATGATCCTGTTGATATGGTACATGTGGCAAAAAATATTAGGAAAGAAGCACAAACTAATACTGTTCATTGTACCTTACAAAGCCCGAGTATTTGGGGTAAGATTTTTGAGAATACAAATATGATAATACAAAATACTAGCCAATTCAATACTAAGTTACTGCGTTACTTGGATAATAAAAAGAAGTACATAGATTTCTACGGAGACATATCCTAATGAAAATAGCTGTATGCGTCAGTGGTCAACTACGTAAATTGGATAAAAATCTAATATCAGATGCCTTTAAGGATCATGATGTAGACTATTACGTTCACACCTGGGAGCATGATCTGAATCCCAACTACAATAAAATAAGAAAATATTTTACTAATGTAACATATTCCGTAGAAAAGTACGGAAATGAGGATACCTTTGACAACATCGTAAATGACCAACTAGATAATAATAGATACTTGTATGCACAATTTTATACAGTGTATAAAAGCATTAGAATGGCACTAGCATCTAAAAAAAAATATGATTTATTTGTAAGAACACGTGCTGATGTGATATGGCCTATGGAGTATTGGACTAATGAAGAATTTGATAAACTGAATGACGAAATAAAAAATACAATGGCAAATGCGATAAAGGAACCTCAAGATGATTTTGATTTTAAAAATAGTGCATTGCCTATAGTCATAACAAGTATCAATGGAATTTATAATAACAAACTAGTATTACGAGATTGGGCATGGGGGATGAATGGGGCCGCGGCGGCCTTATTATCAACAGAAAACTCAGTAGAAGAATTTATGTTGAATATAAAAAATACTAGAAAAATGTTGTCAAGACATGCTGATTATCCTAGAGCGCACAGCCCGGTTGTTTGGGGGGACATTTTTACACAAATGGGAATATTGATACAAATATCTAATATTTTTAATTGTAGATTGTTACGTTATCCAGAAAATGAGCAAAACTTTATTGATGGTTACGGGGACATATCATAACCAAACATGTTTTAATTTACTACAAAATATGTTATAATATCTAGATGTACATTCCAAACAAATATAATTATGTCCCTATGAGCCGTGTGGAGATAGACGGCAAACGCAAATATGCTACACCTGATGGGGAAAAACTCCCATCAGTTACTACAATACTAGACTTTACTAAAAGCGAAGAATCTAAGCAAGCATTACAAAACTGGCGCAATCGTGTAGGACATCAGAAAGCAAAAGAGATTACCACCGAAGCCGCAGGTCGTGGAACACGAATGCACAAGTGGATTGAAGATTACATTAAGACAGGAGTAATCAATGAGCCCGGAAGCAATCCGTATAGCATCCAAAGCCATAAAATGGCAAAGACTATCATTAGTGAAGGTCTTAGTAACTGTAATGAATATTGGGGTACAGAAGTTCCGTTGTATTATCCGAAGATTTATGCAGGGACGACAGACTTAGTAGGTTTACATGATGGTGATGAAGCTATCATGGATCACAAGCAAACTAATAAGCCCAAAAAGCGTGAGTGGATTGATGATTACTTTGTTCAGTTAGCAGCCTATGCTAATGCACACAATGAAGTACACGGAACAAAAATACGCAAAGGTGTTATTTTTATGTGTTCTGCTGACAATATCTATCAGGAATTTATCTTAGAGGGCACCGACTTTGAGAAGTATACTGATATTTGGTTCAAAAGAGTAGAGCAATATTACATGCAGTTCTTGTAACCAATTATGATAAATAAGTGTAATATTGAGAAATTACACTTATGGCCATTGTACAAATATCAAAGATTCAGCAAAGATCCGGAAATCTAGTTGACCTACCTCAGCTAGATGATGCAGAATTCGGATGGGCGAATGATGAAAAACGTCTATTCATAGGAAAAACCACACCTAACGAAAATATTGAAGTACTAACTTCATATTCTAATATCAGTTTTAGTCAAATTGATGGTGCTAGTAACGCTAACTTAAACCTATCTAACACTGCCAATGGGCAAATACTAGGTATTGAAACTAGCGGATCTAATGTTTATATTGTAAACAAAGGTGGTAATCCAGATAATGCTAATAGTCCAGGTGGACTAGTAAATTTAGGAAATGTAAGTAATGTAAAAATGTACGGCGGTGCTATTGGCTACGTACTGGAAACGGACGGGACTGGTAATTTATCTTGGACTAGTAAAGGTACGATATTAGCTAATGTTCTTGCATTATCTAATGCTACCCCTATTATAATGACAGTTGCCAATACTACACCTTATGTAAATGCTACTGAGATTACTATTACCGGGGTTCAAGGTAATGCAAATGCTAACGTAAATAGTTTAAACTTTTTTGTGAAACTTGCAGTGGATTATCCAACATCCGGCAATGTTCAATTATATACTGATTCTGTTTTGTCTACTCCGGCAAACGGCACAAGTCTTACATATACTAACTCACCTAATGCTATAGCAACTACCTCACTAGCAGGTGGTGGTTCAGGTAATGTAGGTGGGTCAAATACTGCTATACAATTTAATAATAACAATATTTTAGATGGAGATGCTGATTTTACATGGGATTACACTACTAATTTATTAGATGTAAATGGTACTGCTAACATCATTAACGTAAATGCAAACGGAAATGTAAGAGCTAATTTACTATTTTCAAATGTGGCAACAGGTACCGCACCCATAACAGTATCATCTACCACCAGAGTTGCTAATCTTAATGTAAGTTATGCTAACGTAAGTGATTTTGAAGTAGTCACTACACAGACTACTGGAACGTTTTATCCTGTATTTGTTAGTGCAAATACAACAGCTAACTATGCACTAGGATCAAACGCTTCCTTCAGATTTAATGCGGCAACTGGTAATTTGATAGCAACACTGTTAACTGGTACAGTAACAACGGCTGCTCAACCCAATATTACCAGTGTTGGTTCATTGACTACATTAACTGTCATCGGTAATGCTAACGTTGGTAACTTAGGTACAGCTGGATTGATAGTTGCTACCGGTAATGTAACTGGTGGTAATTTAACAACAGGTGGTGTCGTAGCCGCAACAGGTAATGTAACTGGTGGTAATTTAACAACAGGTGGTGTCGTAGCCGCAACAGGTAATGTAACTGGTGGTAATATAACAACAGCCGGCGTAGTAACCGCAACAGGTAATGTATCTGGATCTAATATTAATACTGCAGGTACAGTAACAGCTAGCCAATTAATTTCAAATGTAGCTATAGGCACAGCACCATTAGTAGTCACATCTACAACACAAGTTGCCAATTTGAATGTAGCGAATGCCGGACTTGCTACGTATGCAACAACTGCTAATGCAGTTGCAGGCGCTAATGTGTCGGGTCAAGTTGGTAATGCATTAGTTGCAGGTACTGTATACACGGCAGCGCAACCTAACATTACCAGTACTGGTACGTTGACTGCATTGACAGTATCAGCTAACGTAGCTACAGGTGGTATCAAGACAGATAACTATTATTATGCTAATGGTGTGTCTATTAGTTTTGCAGGATCATATAGTAATAGCAATGTAGCTTCATACTTGCCCACATATACTGGTACAGTGGGTGCTACTGTATTAACAACTGGTGCAAATACTACAGCAGGTACAATTACAGGTAATTGGACTTTAACTTCTGGTTCAAAATTAGAAGCGTCATATGCTGACTTGGCAGAATATTACGAGGCTGATGCTATATATGAGCCTGGTACAGTACTTGAGTTTGGTGGCGATAATGAAGTCACTATTGCACAAGATGGAACAACTAGAGTTGCAGGAGTAGTATCAACTAGCCCGGCATACGCAATGAATGCTGACTGTAAAGGTATTGCCATAGCTATTGCTTTACAAGGTCGTGTACCAACTAAAGTTCGCGGTGCAGTACGCAAAGGTGATATGATGGTTAGTGCAGGCAACGGTTTTGCTAGACCATGGAACAACCCGCAAATGGGAACAGTTATCGGCAAGGCATTAGAAAACTTTGACGGAATCGAAGGCGTTATTGAAGTCGCAGTCGGAAGATTATAATTTAGGAATTAAAAATGGCATCAGCAATTTATACAGCAAACAGTACAAGTCAATTAACTACGGTAGCAACTACCGATAAAGTTCGTATTGCTACTACCACTTCAGCTATTGCAATAGCATCCGGGAATGCTAACGTTACTGCTAACTTAACAGCATGTGAAGTTATTCCGGCTAATACGGTAGACAACAATTATTTGGTTGGTCAGGGCAATTATATTGCTTATATCAACGTAGCAGGTAGTGCAGGAGCATTCAGTGTTACTGATTTAGGTGCAACACATGCCAACACTGGTACAGAATAATACCCATTTAAGATAAATATATCATACACTCTCATTCTGAGAGTTTATGCAGTTACCCACTGCGTAGCGGCTAGAACCCGCTAATTTTATCAAAGGAAAAACAAATGGGACGTCCTCTAAAAATCGCAAAGGCGCAAGCCATATTAACAATCACGGATACAGATGCATCAACTGAAGAAGTAACGGTTTCTCAAAACTTATCAACTTTGGGTGTTATCAAAGGTATGCCATTCATCCCAGCAAGTACAACAGGTGGCCTAACTGCTAACACAACTTATTGGATTTTAAATGTAACAAGTAACACAACTTTTACTGCTTCTGCAACAGACTTGAGTGCAAATCCAACGTATACTCCAGTTAACTTGAGTGCTACGTCTGGTACAACAGTATCAACATCAGTTGGTGTAGTTGATGCATATTTCAACAACCCAAATGGTGGTACAGGTTTCCCGACAACTAACAGCAACACATACTCTGTAGTTGGTGGTAATACGGCAATTATTGGCCCACAAGTTCTACCACGTGTAGCTATTGGTATTAATGGTACAGGTATATTGTATTCTGCTACAGATACTGCATATGTAACTGGTATTGGCACTGATTTAGCTAATACACTAAGTGTTGGTTCTGCTATTCAAGTAGCAAGCGCAAACATTAACGGTAGTACAGATTACACTACTATAGGTTTTGCTAACACAGTTCCTGGCTTAACAACAGTTGCTGTTGCTAACACACAAAATACAGGTAACATCATTGGTACTTCAGGTAATGCTCAGACATTGGTCGCTAATGGTACAGTAAGATTTACTGCTAACTTAGGTGGTCTAGTTTCTGGTCAAGTTTATTTTGTTAAAGCAATTGCTAATGCAGCCGCATTCACGGTGTCTAACACCTTAGGTGGTGCAGAAGTCGATCTATCAAGTGCTACTGGTACTCCAGATGCACAACAAGATGTTGTTGAATTAGTTGCAAACGCAGCCGTAGCTTCAACAGGAGCCGCATTCGTCTACGCAGATGACGAAGCAGGTTTTATCGTTCGTCAAAAAGGTAAACAGAAGTATCTAGTAACAGGTGGAACTACTGGTTTAACAGCACAATGTTTATTGGCTAACGTTGCTAACACAGCATTGACACCAAACACAATGCGTATTCTTGCTACCTATGCTAACAGTGCTACTCAAACAGTTCAAAGTCTATCTGACCACACTGGTGAGTTGTTTACTGCTACATCAGGTCCAATTGCTACAGGTAATATTGTTCTTGCTAATGCTACACCAGTATATGTAACATTCAATACTGCGGCAGCGGCTAATGCAGATAATGGCCAGCCTTACTCATTAGTAACTATTGCTAACGCTTAATTATGACAACGGGTAGAACTATTAAAATGCCTGCGCAGACTACTAAAACAGAAATCGCTGTACTTCAAGTTCAAGTTAAAAATATCGAACAAGATGTCAGCGAAATCAAAACTAGTCTGAAAGATATGCATGAGTGCCTTGATCGTAACGCAGAAGAAACTAGAACACTTCTAACTAATATGCGTAACGAGGATGTTACAGCACACAAGGAACTAGGATCAAAAGTTTCTGCTTTAGAAAAGTGGAGATGGATGATGATGGGTGCAGGGATAGTAATAGGATCACTTGGATTCGATACTGTAGCTAAATTGCTAAAATAAAAAAGGGGCTTAATGCCCCTTTTTTGTTAATGTGTTTAATTTTTCTTGCACAACATCAAAGTTAACAGTACTAAACAATCCGGGATGCAATGGCTTGGGGTATTGTCCCTCTCCTACCCAAGCATAACCACAGTGCTCATCATTTAGTATAGGCGTAAACTCATTAGCAACTTCACAGAAAAATGTATGGTATGTGAATGTATGATTTACAAATTTTTGAATTGGAATTAGTTTTGCTTTTTTAGGAAAATAACCAATCTCTTCCTCACACTCTCTAGCGATTCCCTCAAGTAACGTTTCATCGGATTCTATTTTACCACCGGGTATACCCCAATTGCCCGGATTCTTATTATCAGTTCGTAGTAAGTATAAGTAACGTTCTGTTTTTTTTGAGTAAAAGAAAACTCCACCGGAAGTATTATTCATGAGTGTATTATATCATATAATTGATTAAATTACAATACTATAATCACCTTGACCATACCACCCTTCCCAACTCTTCATCCATATGCCGTCTGTATATCTATATTGTACATTGGTGGACAAATTAGTTACATACTCTATTGCAGTATCATTTGAACTATTGAACACTACAGACCATTGTCCAGAACTATATTCAATGATATCATTTGCATTAGCTATTAAACTTCCCCATGCAGTAGTAGTATTACCCGGACTTCCTATATTTTCAACAATCAGATATCTACGACCGTTAACGGGCCCGGGCAATCCAGCATTGGGTCCGGTGATTAATGGATTTATTACACCATCAACCGGGTCTAATGTATTTTGAGGTAACGTATCTGGGTCAATAGTGTATATCAATAATCTATCATCAACTGGATCTGGGACAATAGTACCTACAATTTCAGTATCCATATATGGGTTTTGTAACCATATCTGACTGATGCCAGGTCTTAAGGTACCGTATACATTTAACAAACTACTCCAATATAAACTTGTATTAGGGCTAGGAGGTAAATTTAAATCTTCATTGTCGGGATAAAATGCTTCATCAGCAGGTAACAACTGTAACGTGTTACCTAATAATAATAATTTATAACCATATGGTGTAATCTTTTGACGAGTACCTAACAATAAATCCTCATCTTGTATATCAGTAAGTGCTGTACCTTTGAATATACTTGCGATAATCTTTTGTATGACACCAAACTTTTTAAGTTTAGCCGCTGTACTAATCCATATAGGCATGTAAAACTTCCATGTCAATACATCGATAGGATTACCGGTACCTTGGGGAATAGTACGACTACTGAATGTCAATCCATCTTGGTATACAACACTTAGACTTGTCCAGTCAATAAAGTTATCAGTGGATTGAATTTCTAATGAAGGGTTAAACAACGTACCTAACTGTTCAATCAATTCTAATTTTTGATTATAATTAGTAGTCCAAAAGTCAACAGTAATACGCAACGTATATGGTACAGGCATTAATCGTTCAACTGTAAACGCTTGCCCCTGTGTTTGCTCATAGCTTTGTGTATCAGCATTATAAGCTCTTTGTCTAACGTTTATTCTATCAACAAACGTTGGGTCTTGTGTTCTCTTTTGATCGTATTCTAAACCACTTATATAAAATGTAATTAGTGGTGCACTTGGTAAGTTACTAGCACTATTATCAGCAATGATAGTACTAGCTTGTCTACTACTGTCGCCATACATAACCGGCACACGAACGTAGATATCATTTCCTGCAGGGTCTTTGCCTTTAGTTACTTGCCAGTTACTAAAGATTTTTGCAAACTGAATTAAAAATCTGCGGATCTGATTATCGTAAAAAAATTGTGCCATGTGTTATACTACCGGTGGTATTGAATCTGGTGTTAAAGTCAATATTGACGATAACGGTTGTGCTTGTGTAGTTGTTGTACCATCTGTTAGTACAGTAACGTTACTGTTATTTATGAAGCTAGATTGCTGTGACAAATCTTGTGAAGTAAATCCAGTTTGTGTTCTAACGTTCTCTGAGATACGAACCCAAAGTCTTCCGTCCCAACGATATAATATATTAGGTAGATAATCTATACGTAAGAAGTAATCACCCACTTGAGGATTTTGCGGGAATACTATACCTGCGCCAGTAGGCAATCCGTTAGGAGCAGTACCATCACCATCTAAGTACCCCATTGTATAACCGAATGTTCTAGGTGTACTACGTGCAATATACTGGAATGCAGGATCACAGTCTGCTCTAAAGTCCATCTGTTGACTTACAGTACCAGTAAAGCCAGGTAACTCTGGATTTTGGTCAGCAGTAGCATATGTATTATCAGCAGTACCATACGGCCCTGTTATAGCACCTAGTGAGTTAACTACTAAAACTCTATCCCCTTCAACTGGACCAGAACCTGTGCCTATTCTTTCAGGGGCTAATTGCATTGTCTCTAAGTTTATTTGTTGAAATGATTTTAACTGTGTTATATCAGTATCAGCAGTCATATCCCAAATACTCATAGCAACTTCTTTGCTAATCCTAATAGCTGGACTAGGATTCTTATATTTAGGATTACGCATCATTACAACTGTGCCTACAGCTGGAGTAGGAGCTCCGCTAGAGTTAGTGTTGATATTAATAGGTGGTGCCGGCTGATTAATTTTACCTGATAATTGTGCGTCAGTCTCATACTCACCGTATGTAGGTACTACATATAAATTAGAACGATCATAACCTGCTTTAGGTACAATACGAGCGGCTTCATCTAGAATTGCATTATTGACTTGAATATTTCTATTATACGTAGCCATAATGTCTTTGAGATTCTGATTAGGATCTAGTTCCCAATATGTTGAATTAGGAGGTGCTATACCAATTGGTACTTCAATTATACTAGTATAGTTTTTATCACCGTAACTAATAACATAACCCGGTGGATATGTTCTATCTTTATCCCATAGTCCTAAATAATTATCTTGATTAATAGGTTCTTGTAATATCTGACTAAATTCTTGACTATCAACTAATGGCTCACATTTGATACGCCACAAATGAGGATACCATGTTTGACTAAAACCTTCACTTGCATAATTAGAATCAGTTACTTGATAGAATCTTTTTAATGCAACTGGAATAGTATCTCTTAATGGATTATAATCTACTAAGTGAGGTAATTCTAACACATCACCTACCATTAATTTACGACCCATTATATCAATCATATCATTATAGTGAACAACGACAAAGATAATGTCGTTATTTAAAAATAATCCAAATTGTGAAAGGTCAAAGTCTAAATTCTGTACGTTGTAATGTCCACGCAATCGGTAAATATTAGTGTCGTATATTCTATCTCTATTTTCTAGAAATAGTAAATCTTGAATATTTTCAGGGCGCAATACATCATATTGTGGTTGAGTATAGTCTATCGAAGGAGTAGACGCATTGGGACCTAAATATTTGTGAATATATAAATCCGTTCCACCTACAGTTAATTGCTCCGATATTGTTCTATCGAAGAAACGGTAATCGTTCTGCTTATTTGGGCGGTATAAGGATAATTTTGGCATAATAGTATTTATCGCAACACCCTATGGTTAAATCCTGAGGTTGACAATAAATATGGGCTGTGTTATAATAACTAAATCATATTAAAGGAGTGCCTGATGGCAACACGTAAACGCAATTCGGAAGACCACAGTCAAGTTAAAGCATTAAATCCACGTGATGTAGATGTTCAACATTACGGAGACGAACCGTTATTTGTACTACAACCGGACGAGGATAAACGTAGGGTCACGTTAATGCGTTCGTTCACTTGGTATAATCGTTTCTATGGTAAGAAAGATGCCAAAGAACTTATGGCTCAGTTTCTTGACTTAACTGATAGACCGAATGATGCAAAAATTATGCGTAAGATTCACGAAAATGAATTCTTGCTAACACTGTGCTGGTTAGCACGAATGAAATTGCGAGGTTTAGAACTTAGCGAACACGAAAATCTAACACTTGAAAATGAAATCAGCCGCTTATTGAAAATCGTTCATAAGCCTGAGGAAATTAAAGTTGAGACTGATGCACCTACAAGACCTAATATTCAGGATATTTTGCGAGACAAAGCAAAAGATGCCGCAGGTGAACTTGAAGGCATGTTTGATGAATTTATTCTGAACGGTAAATCAAGCTCAAAAACAATGGAGGTAGTTGCACGATTCAATGTTATGCCACAACATATTGGTTTGATTACTGATGTTTGGAAGAAGAAACAAAACGAATTTGATGAACTACAAAAAGGTCTAGACAAACAATTGTCTGAGGGTTATAATTATTTGACAAAGATTCAAGTGCGTAATATCATCAAATACATTGAAAGTGTATTGACCGACTTGAATGCATATATTTCAGTTAAGAAAGCAAGCAAGGCTCCTCGTCAACGTAAAGCAGTACCTGTTGAAAAGATTGTGGCTAAGCTCAAGTATCTTAAAACATTCAAAGATACTGCAAGCAAACTTGATTTAGTAAGTATCAGTCCTGTAAAACTTCATGGTGCAAGTGAAGCATGGATTTATGATAGCGCAAAGCGCAAACTACATCATTACATTGCTGATGATTATTCAAAAGCATTTACTGTAAAAGGTAATACACTATTGGGCTTTGATACTACAAAGTCTGAAGTAAAAACTCTGCGTAAGCCGGGTGAACAAATTAAAGAAGTTATGGGAAGCAAGCCCGCGGC